CAGTAGCGGGTCAGGTTCTTCAAAGAAGAACTGACTCAGTGGACCATTTCCTAGGCCTGTCCGTTTGGTCACTTTGTGACCGACGGTCAGTATTCGGTATTCCACATAGTGGAGATGCTCATTGTACCTGCTACGCAGGTATGAGAGATCTCTACCAGTGAAAGAACCGAAACCCAGGAACCCATCATCCATGGCTTTCACGGGAAGGAGCTTACGCTCCTTCTCGGGAATTGTCCTTGCGAGATAGTCAGCCGTATGCCAGTAGCCTGCAGCATGCAGGTTATTGGTACATTCGACGACGCTCTCGATGGATGAGGGGGAAGGGTCGTACCCTTGTCGTATATACGCAGGTGTTATGTCAACACCTTTGTAAGCATCCATGCCGCAAGCTTCCCGAAAATTCGAGTAGCAAAACGACTTGGATGCAGAAACGACAAGGCCAACCGACTCAAGTAAGTCAGTTGCTACCCTGTAGCAGTCAGTGGGGACGATGATATCGTCTCCAAAGACTTGGACCTGTTTGGATGCCTTATCGGCTTCGTCTGGTCTCAGACCTCTAACTAGGCATACTGCCCAGATAGAGATCAGTGAGTAGACGATCGTCTGCACTGGAAAAGTGCAGGCGGATCCTTGCGTGGCAAATTTCTTCAGGAGAACGAGTTCTCCATCGGAAATTTGACAAGCTCTCGTCCGGCTGGCATGGAGTGCGTCTAACACAGTCCGATTGGACTGAAAGACATACTCCACCAACCTGGTGGTAAGCCTATCACTAGCCGACGATAAGTCGATAGTAGAATGGCTTCTGGACAGGCTGGATGTGTAAGCAAGTTCCTGTGAAGGAACCTGAGTACGCATCGTCGAGCATTCCTTAAGAAAGGTATGCTTGAGATTCCTCTCCAACCATCTTCGGATTCCACCTTGAATCCATTGATGGGCAGTTGGCTCAGCAGCGATTAGCCTCGGACTCTTGAGAGTCTTTGGCACGCTGATGAGCCTGGAGGGGAATTCCCTGATCGTCACGTAGTCCGGACATGATAAGTCCGAGCTTGCGTGCCAATCGTATGGGAACACAGCCTCGAGCTTCTCAGGCCAGTTCTTGAAATCGTACTTCACGAAATCAGGATCCTTGTCTGAGACAGCACCAGGTCCGTGCGTAGGCCTTATGGACCATGCATCGAGAAATCCTAATTGAGAACAAAATCGCGAACAAAGTTCGCGGAATCCGTTCCAATCAGGTTCGAAGCTAAGTCCATGCAGGGAATCGGTGTCGAACAGATCGTTCGAACCAACTCTTTCGTCAGGTCGTCCCCAAAGGGGATGCCCAAAACGATGAGTCCACACAGGATCATTACAATCCCACGTGTTTTCCCAGCTCCGGGGAAGATTGTTTTCAATCTTCCTAAAAGCGTCGATTGCTTTTTCGACATCTTTATCCTCGCATTCTGCCTTCAGCTTCTTTACCATCAGAGTAATCTGACGGAGAGACTGCAGGCATGTGAGGTCCGGATCGGCTCTAAGCACTCCATCACTATCCAGAAGACCTGACCAAAGTCCAAATAAGAATTTGGGCCTTTGGTCTGACGTACTCTTCTTACCCATTAGGAAAAGTCCTTCAGGGTAAGTCGAGGAGACGTACTGGTACAGAGAGTAAGAGCTATTAGCTCCTTGGGAATATGTTTCCATATATCCTAAGAAGCAACTCATAATCTCTGGTAGGTCTACGGCATAAAGCCATAGTCCTCTTTCTGGATCTGCGTCAAGCAGGCGGGAAAGATCCCGTTCCCACTCAATGCTAGAGATGGTAGGGTGGTATAGAGGCATATCCTTTAGAAGGAGTGCCTTGTACGTACCCCTGACCAATTCTAAGTCACTCATAACATTCTCCTTTTTGTGAGGATAGTGTTTGGCTTAGAGCCAATACGAACTTTTCAGATTAACGAAAAGTTAGGTGGTGTTATTACACTTCACCAATCGCGATATTATCCCATTCCGACGAAAGGGCGGCCTGAAGGCCGGCCATAGTCAGACCGAGATAATCGGGGTCGGACCCATCCCGTTCACTAACAGTGATCGAGGTGGTCCACTTGTAAGCGGGAGTCGTATCAGTCGCATAGACGATATGCTCCCAGTTTACATTGTGGCGATTCATCGTAAAGCCGTCCTGGCTAGACGATGAGTGTCGTACCCGAAGTTCAATCTGTTCGGTTGTATTCTTCAACCGGTACAAAGAGCCGTTCGCATCCTCACGGATACGAAGTAGCGCTTTGGCAACAGAATTGATAGTTACCGTGATCGTATTGTCAAGCATTGGTCTTCCTTTCGAGCTATGCTAGAGGGTTAATCACACCCTCGTCACAGCTAAGCTCGAGAGGATGGACAGTTGCTTGCCCGAGAGTATCGGGAAAGTAGCAGATATCGGAGAAAAGTCGAACGGAGTAAAAGCTCTTCTGAGCTTAGACGTCCGAACGCGGCTGCCAGCGCTCATCGCGATGGCCCCGCCGAAGACTTCACGCTTCTCCCAAGTCAGGGTATAAGTACCCTGAGTCATTAAGGTCCCGCCGAGGCATTGAGCCCCGACGGCATTGTTGGTTAGAGAGATGAAATCACCAAAGCTGGTGAAATAATCGACTAACCAAGACCATGGGAGGAGTTCCCATGCAGTAGGCGCGATATTCCCTGCCGTAAGGCCGAGAATAAGACGCTTAACATCATCCGGTGCCCCCTTACGATACTTAGTATCGTAAGCTGGTCTCCATTTGATGACGGCCCAGTTCTTTACAGAAGTGGTCCGTTGCACAGGGACGTTCAGCATATAGATGCCATGAGCTGACCAGGCGTTACTGTAAACAGTATCGCTGACAGTCACTTCATCTAAATCTATACGTCGTTTTAGACCTGATCCGCTATAAAGTCGGCTGAGTTCCTTTGTCCGTTTCTCAACGGACTCAGTAAACTCGACCATCTTTACTAAGTCAGATACAAGTGGTGCCCATCCAAATTGGATGGCCAAATTCTCAGACGCTACTTCTTTCGCGGCTGAGAGCCAGTTGTGTCCGTGCTTGAATGCTTTTCCATTCAGGAATCTTCCTGCATGTTGAATCATTCGCGGAAAATCTCGTAATTCCCCAATAAATTGAGGAAGCCCGATATCGGGCCGAGACGGATTCGTTCTTGAAGCCGCCTTCGTTGCGAAATCAGAGATCTTTTCAGTGCCGTACGCGCTAGCTGGCGGGTACTTCACTGCAGTATCTCTTATATAGGTCGCTCTGTTGGTGTAAGACCTGCCTGAGTAGGAGCCATTAAGGCACCCACCAGACTTCTTATCATGGATAAGAGTTAAGGCGTTTTCACCAAACGGCGGTCCATAGTAGTCCTGGCAGTTCTCTGAGGTATCAATCTGATACCCCGTAGAATAGGAACCGTATATCTCCTGCTCCCAATTGGAGGAGGAGGAGCGGCTCCTTGTTCTGCCTGGCATATGGACATCTCCGATGTTGAGGTCAAAATGAACGGGAAGGAAATCCCGCAG